ACAGATTATGTCGGTGATACTTCGTCGCTGTCGTCTCATTCGTACCTCCTGTCGGTAAATCTGACACCCTGACCAATAGCCCAAGCTGTTGTGTACTCGATAAGACTTGCCATACGCTTCACACTCATCTGCGCGCTGCTTTCGCGAATGTTGACGTATTCGCCTTCAAGCCCAGGCAAAACATCAGCTTCCTGTTTTGTTGCCACTGCATGACCGCTGATCAACAAAACCTTCCATTGTTCCGGTTTTAACCATTTTCCGCACCATTGAACCTGACGTGCGATATCCGCCAGCATCGCGTGAAATTTTGCGTTCTGGTCAAGGTTGCGCTTGTAGTCAGTAATGCGGATGGTGACTGGCTTGTCTTTATCGAGTGGTGTTGCGAGGATGGCATTTATTGCAGCTTGCTGTTGTTGCTTAGTTCGGAGGAAGATTGTTTGCTTCACTGAATACTCCTTTATTTTTTATGCCTGTAACCCCATTCTTCCAGCAACCTTGCGGCGTACCACCCAAGAAACAAAGGAAAGAACATTACAATGAGATATTCCCCGCCACGGTCAATGTTCGAAATTGACCAGATTACGATGTAACCAGTGCAGGACAGGAATATTACAAACCCCAAAAAGCTACTTCGTCGACTCATGCTCACTCCTTCACTTTTATTCCAGCGGCGCGGATGTTTTCCTCATAAGCATCCATTGCATCACCGAAGCCATTGGAATAATCAACAGTAAACCCTTTGGCTAATGCTTCTCTGCTGTCGATAAACTTTGGCGCGATTATTTCAATAGCTGCTCGCGATGCCTGCCATAAAGCCCACCACTCATTTAAGGAGTGACGAATATCCATGCTTGAAAATGCAAAGTACCTATCACCATTTCGTGCCTCGGTTATCATCTCGAATGGTAATCTCAATTTTTTGGCAACGTATTCCTCAAACTGCTTTCTTGATTCGTCCATCGATACTTACCCTCAATTCAACTAACAAAACGCCACGCCATTTTTGCTACGACAACAGGCATAACACCGATAATCACCCAGACAAATGCAGCGCCAAACAACGTATACCATGGGTCTTTACCGTCATTCACAAGACGAATGTAGCTATGCAGAACAATAAAAAACGTCAGAAGAATCCATCCAACGCCAACGCATTTGAATGCGACGAGCATAAACTCAGCCACGATTTACTCTCCCCCAAATAAAAAGGCCTGCGATTACCAGCAGGCCTGTTATTAGCTCAGTGATGTAGATGGTCATACGTCAGCCCCTTGTGCATATCGCCTGCCACGCGCAGCAGGTGCATTTGATGCTGTGCAAATCTGTCTGGCTTCATCCTGGTCACATGCAACAAAGTGTCCGTTGCAGAACCGCTGGTAAACCGTACCAAGTGAGCCAAAACGGTTTTTCGTCACGATGATTTCAGCAAATGGCGCGGCGCTACTGTTCTCGTCATATACCGCTTCCCGATAGAGCATGATGATTGAGTCTGCGTCCTGTTCAATGCTTCCTGAATCACGCAAATCTGCGTTTGTCGGGCGTTTGTTTGGTCGCTTCTCAACATCGCGCGAAAGCTGACTCAGGGAGATAACAGGCGTTTTTAGGTCTTTCGCCATCGCCTTCAGGCTTCCGGAGATGTGAGCAATTGCAAGGTCGTTGCGGTCTGCTTTCGGCTTCTCAATCAGGCCAAGATAATCCGCCATGATGAGTGACAGGTTTGGATTTTCCTGTTTGTGCCGTTCTGCGATTGAGCGTATTTCTTCGACCGATAACCGCGAGGCATCGACTACCCATACATCCAAATCTGCAAGCTGACTCATGCCGTTAGCAACACGTGCCCAGCCCTCGTCATCCATCGATGCAGGATTTCGCAGCACGCTAACCGACATCCTCCCGGCGTTGGCAATACTTCGCTCTGCAATCTGCAATGCGCTCATTTCCATTGAGAAAATCAATACTCCGCGCCGGACGTCAGAACCAGGAATAACGCGGCTTGCAACGCCTTCGGCAATCTTCAGCGCCAGTTCGGTTTTCCCCATACCAGGACGAGCAGCGATTATCACCAGGTCTTCCGCGTTCATCCCTCCGGTGATGGCATCAAGTTCTTCGATTCCGGTCTTCAGGGTATCGGACTCTTCTCCGTTCCTCAGACGCCTGTCAAGCGTGTCAGTGTAGTCAGTAATGATTTCCCCTAACCGTACAGGTTTTACCTCGTCACGGGGCTTTCTGATGGCTGAAAGACGCTTTACAAGTTCATCCATCGCCTGACTCGATGCGTCGATGGTTCCGCTCTGAATTGGTTCACGCATTTCATCCATGATTTCCAGCACCAGACGGCGGTGATAGTTATCCGCGACCATTCCGGCATATCCCTTCAGGTTTGCGGCACTCGGGCAGTTTTTGCTGGTCATCAGGATTGACGTGAAATGCTCCTCTCCGCACGCCTCGGCAACCATCAGCGCGTCGATTAGGTTTCTGTTTCTCGCCTGCTTGCGGATAACCTCGAAGGCTTTCCGGTAGAGCGGAATTGAAAACGCTTCCGGCTCAAGCGTTGCCAGAACGTCGCTGGCGGTTGGCGTTAATCCACCAATCAGCAGACCGCCGATAACGCTCGCTTCGATATCCTGTCTCATGCAATCCCCCTGTCTGCAAACTTCCCTTCACGAACTCCCGTTAACGAATCTTCTCTCAGCAGGTAATCAAAATCGGCCGTCCAGCCCGTGTCGTTGTCTCCGAAGTAAAACGGCTTGGCCTGATGCACAAACGCCCTGACATACGCCCTGAAACCGTCCACGTTTGGCGTTTTCAGTTGCGGGATGATTTTCTTCAGGCGGCGTTTGCGTTTCTCGTTGACCGCAACAGCGTGTGGAAGTCTGTCACCGACTTCGGTGTTGTAGGCGTTCAGGAAGGATTCGTAGTCGATTCGTTCTGCCTTGCGACGTTCAGGTTTAACCTGCCCATCGCCGCCCCCGTTAGGGGGTAAGGGGGTATTTGTATTTATTGTCTTTTGTATATTGTCTTTTGTGTTTAGCTGACTTGGCTTATACCCATTAGCCGACTTGGCTAATGTTTTATTAGCTGTTTTAGCTAATGTTAAGCTGTCCTGGCTAATCCACTGAGAAACCACCTTGTTCACTCCGATTTTCACGCCATCAGCAATGAGGAATTTACGCTCAATAAGCTGGCGCTTGGCAGCGCAAACATGAGTGTGATGAATACCTGTCATGGCTGCTATCTGCGTGTTTGTGAGTCGATCCATCGGCTTATTGAATCCGTATGTCTTGCGCATGATAGCGAGCATCACCTTCAACTGCCGGACGGTTAAATCAGCCATCAGCAGACTGTCGGTAATCTCGTTAGCAACGCGCATGAAACCATCTTCGGTATCTGCCACGCGATGCTCCACGACCTCCAGTTGAGGCCTGTAATCAGCTAACTTAACGACGCCCATGTTTCACTCCTGCTTTGGCTAGTCTGTAAACACCAACAAGGCGCTCTGCGAACGCCCTGTTATTTGCTGCGGCTACCACTAATCCCTCAGGTGAATCAGGGTGTCGAATCTCTTCTTTTTCCTGGTATTTCTTACGACGTTTTGTCATAATTACTCCTGTGGATTGATCCAGTAATGACCTCAGAATTCCATCTGGATTTGTTCAGAACGCTCGGTTGCCGCCGGGCGTTTTTTATTGGTGAGAATCGAAGCAACTTGTCGTGCCAATCGAGCCATGTCGTCGTCAACGACGCCCCATTCAAGAACAGCAAGCAGCATTGAGAACTTTGGAATCCAGTCCCTCTTCCACCTGCTGATCTGCGACTTATCAACTCCCACAGCTTCCGCTGTCTTCTCAGTTCCAAGCATTGCGATTTTGTTAAGCAACGCACTCTCGATTCGTAGAGCCTCGTTGCGTTTGTTTGCACGAACCATATGTAAGTATTTCCTTAGATAACAATTGATTGAATGTATGCAAATAAATGCATACACCATAGGTGTGGTTTAATTTGATGCCCTTTTTCAGGGAGGTGATGTGTAAGAGCGGGAATGTCTTAAGCGGCTTTGTGTTCCGGCGGGAACACGTCATCAAGACTGACTTTTGCGCCTAACTTGTTTAGGCACTCAACAAGAGCACGGCATGTTTTAAGGTCTGGGAAGCGACGACCAGATTCCCAATGTCCGATAGCTCCCTGTGTGCATCCAACTGCCTTAGCAAGTGTTGTTTGAGAGATACTCAGTGACTCTCGATATTTTCGTAGGTTGCTCATATGCCCTCCATAGTAACCATGAAACAATAATACGATATGTACTTTTAGAATGCAAGCAAAAAATACATCTTGTGCATGGATGGTTTTAGTACAGAGCGTAATAATAAGGGTATGAAAATGAAATGGTATGAACTGGCTAGATCCAGAATGAAAGAGCTCGGCATAACTCAAGAGAAGTTAGCTGAAGAGCTTGGTATGACGCAGGGTGGAATTGGTCACTGGTTGCGCGGATCTCGTCATCCATCTCTTGACGAGATTGGTGTGGTGTTTAAATACCTTGGTATTGATAACGTCTCATTCAACCACGACGGTACATTTTCACCTGTTGGCGAATACTCATCTGCCCCCGTTAAAAAACAATATGAGTACCCTGTTTTTTCTCATGTTCAGGCAGGGATGTTCTCGCCTGAGCTTAGAACCTTTACCAAAGGTGATGCGGAGAGATGGGTCAGCACAACCAAAAAAGCCAGTGATTGTGCGTTTTGGCTTGAAGTTGAAGGTAATTCCATGACCGCGCCAACAGGCTCCAAGCCAAGCTTTCCTGACGGAATGTTAATTCTCGTTGACCCCGAGCAGGCTGTTGAGCCAGGTGATTTCTGCATAGCCAGACTTGGTGGTGACGAGTTTACCTTCAAGAAACTGATCAGGGATAGCGGTCAGGTGTTCCTACAGCCACTAAACCCGCAATATCCAATGATTCCATGCAATGATAGCTGTTCCGTAGTAGGGAAAGTTATCGCCAGCCAGTGGCCTGAAGAGACATTTAGTTAA